CCCACACCGTAAACAACTTTTGAGGATTTTTAGTCATGGCGACTCTTCGCTCTGACATCATCATCCCCGAGGTATTTACGCCTTACGTTATCGAGCAAACCACCCAGCGTGATGCCTTTTTGGCTTCCGGTGTGGTGCAGCCGATGGCTGAGCTGAATGCCACCGAGGGCGGTGATTTTGTCAATGTTCCCTTCTGGAAAGCAAATCTTTCTGGTGACTTTGAAGTTCTGTCTGACAGCGCTTCACTGACTCCTGGCAAGATCACTGCTGACAAGCAAATCGGTGTGATCCTGCACCGTGGTCGTGCATTTGAAGCACGTGACCTTGCAGCACTTGCTGCTGGTTCTGATCCTATGGCTGCCATTGGCGCCAAGATCGCTGATTACATCGCTAACCAGCGTCAAAAGGATCTGCTGTCTTGCCTTGGCGGTATCTTTGGTGCTGTCGGTACTGACAACGCTTCTGCTTCTTTCGTTGATCTAACCATCGACGGTGGTGGAACCGGTGAAACTGCACTGTCACCACGTCACGTTGCTGAAGCCCGTGCAAAACTGGGTGATCAAGGCGACAAGCTTTCTGCCATTTGTATGCACAGCAATGTGTATTACGACTTGGTTGAGCGTCGTGCGATTGATTTTGTTTACGACAACACTGGCGCTGCTGACACTGGTGCAACCCAGGGTTCAACCGCAAACGCATTCGGCAACGTTTCCGTTCCGACCTTCATGGGTCTGCGCGTGATCGTTTCTGATGATGTGCAGCAAAGCGGTTCTTCTCCTAACAAGAAGTTTGCCGTTTACTTCTTCACCGAAGGTGCTGTCGCCGCTGGCGAACAGCTTGCACTGCAGACTGAAACCGATCGTGACATTCTCGCCAAGAGCGATGCAATGTCCATCGACCTTCACTACTGCTATCACCCTGTTGGTGCTAAGTGGGGCGTGACCACCACGAACCCAACTCGCGCACAACTGGAAACCATCGGCAACTGGTCGAAGGTGTACGAGACCAAGAACATTGGTATCGTGCGTGCAACTGTCACTTCTAACTTCGATTGAGGAGGTAACTAATCATGGCTTCTTCTTTTGAGGTTTCTGCTGGTAAGGCCATCGGATATGTGTCCGGTGGTGCTGTTACTCAGCTGACTGACAAAACCACTGGCGTCACTTTGAATAGTGCTGCCGGCCAAATCACCATGGCTGCTGGTTCTGTCGCTGCTGGTGCCGAAGCTACTTTCACTGTGACCAACAGTGAAGTTGCTGCCACCGATGTTGTGATGGTTTGCGTTGGTTCTGGTGGTACTTCTGGTTCCTATGCCGTTGGCGTGGGTGCTGTTGCCGCTGGTTCTTTTGACGTGACCGTCAGCAACATCAGCGCTGGTCCGCTTGATGAGGCACTTGTCCTTAACTACGCTGTCATGAAGTCTGCTGCTTCCTGATGGGTTTATTCGCTTTCCGGCGAATGCGTGAACGTGAGGCTGCTGCATCTGCAGTGGCCTCTTTTTCTAATGTTGAGCCTAAAATTGAACAAGAGCCTAAGCCAAAACGGCGCCGCTCAGTAAAGCCCAAACCGGAAAAGGCAAATGGCGATCACACTTGATGCAACGGTTGGAGGTGCAAACGCCAACACTTATTTGACGCTCAGTGATGCCAATGCCATTGTTGATGGTTTGGTTGAAGACAATGATGTGGTGGCATGGTCTACCGCCACTGATGATCAAAAAAATCGTGCGCTTTACACTGCTGCGCAACGCCTTGATCGTGAACGCTATTTAGGCGCCAGGGCAACTGATACGCAAGCATTGCAATGGCCCCGGACTGGTGTTCGCAAGCCTGATACCTACATCAACACCTATGCGGTTGGATTCCCGTTTCGCATTACAACTGATTATTTCACTGATACGGAAATTCCAGATCAAATCAAGCAAGCGCAGGCAATCCTTGCTGTCTACCTAAATAACAACAAAGACGGTATTGGCCTTAGCGGATTGGAAGATTATAAAAACGTGCAAATCGGACCAATCAATGTAACGCCTGACAAGTCTGGTGCTGTTGGTGCAGATCGTATCCCACCAATCATTGAACGATATTTGACAGGGCTTAGAATTAGTGGACCAGGCAACATTGCTGTGAAACGGAGCTGATCATGGCCGCTACTTATCCAGTCGATCCCCAATACAGCATCGGTGCTGATTTTGTTAATACAACGGACGCGCAAACTGGTCGTTGGAATCGCATCACGATTTTGAAGGCCAACACCAGCTTCAGTGCATTCACTGCTGAAAACTGGACAGGCAACACCTTTACGGGTGAAGCCTTGCCCGCTGGTTTTGAAATCCAAGGCGTATTCACTGCATTCACCTTAAACTCAGGTGGTGCTGTTGTTGCTTACAAGATCTGATCATGGCAAAAGCACACGCAAGCTATTCCAAGGTTGATTACAGCATTGGTGCTGAAGTCATTACTGATACCGTCGCCCATACCGGCAAGTTCTCGCACATTGATTTTTACGAAAACAGCACGATCACGGGAATCATCAGCACGAACGTGACTGATAGCAATTTTGCTGGTGCCACTGTTGACCAAGGATCGCACCTGACGGGTTACTTTACGAGCATTCAGCTTCAGAATGGAGCTTGTATTGCTTACAGGATCTAATGGCACTTGCTGACTCGCTGCGAAAGGTTGCCAACAAAGCGATTGGCAAGTTTGGCGGTGATGTCACGATTCAGTTTGTGTCTCTTGGGACTTACAACCCAACCACGGGCAGTGTGTCGGAAGCCATCACTGATGTGACTATCAAAGGTGTCCTTGAAGATGTGAACGCATCTGAGGTGAATGACCTTGTGCGTGGCGATGACAAGAAACTAACTGTTGCAGCATCTGCATTGTCTTCTGCCCCTGGCCTCGATGACAAGGTTGCGATTAGCAACGTGATTCATCAAATTGTACGGATTCAAACGATTGAACAGGCAAACCAAGCGATTGTTTATCAGTTGTTTTTAAGGGCTTGATCATGGCAAAAGAAATCAAGCTGTCGCAAATTGGTGATTACATGGAGGATCAAGTTGAGCAATTACTGCGAAAAACGGTGTTTGAAGCTGATGGGAAGTTAAAAGAAGAAAGCCCTGTTGATACAGGCAGATTTCGCATTAGCTGGCAAGTTGGGGAGAACAATGCAAACAGCACACCAGCACCCGAAGGTGATTACAGGGGAGCGCCAGCGCCACTAAAAGGATCAAATTATCGCGCTGGGCAAGAAAAGCTCGGCAACTACTACAGCATCCACAATAACTTGCCTTATGCAGAGCCGCTTGCGAATGGCTACAGCAAACAAGCAGATGCAGGTTGGATTGATTTGATAGGCAAGCAAATGCAAGCCTTTGTACGATCGAGTTATGAACAAATCAAGAGGCAAGGCTAATGGCAGCAGCAGATCTAAATACAGTACGCGCAACGATTGAATCTAGGCTTGCAACTGAGCTTGCAGATACACCGCCGATTCCAGTCATATTTAACAACGTTTCTTATACGCCAACACCCAATTCGTCATGGGTTCAATGTTTATTAAATTTTGGGGCTAATGAATACCTAAGCCAAGGCTTAACGACCGACTCTAGAAATCGAATTGTTGGTGTTATTGTCGTCAATATATTTACGCCCGCTGGTGTTGGTTCCGGCGCCAACTATGCCATCGGCAAGCGGATTCGTGATCTCTATAATCGAATCATAGTGTCGGGGGTTTACTTCGATGCGCCAATCGGTCCTGAAGTTGTTGGAACACCAGCACCTGAAGGCTACTTTCAAACACAGGTCCGTGTGACCTTTGAATTCATCGAGGAACTCTGACCATGGCAACCATTCGAGGCGAACAGGGAACTGTTCAATTTGATGCAGCAGGCACCACTAACGCCACGATTGTTGGCACCCGCAGTTGGAGCCTGACCATCACCAAAGAAACGCTTGATACCAGCGTTCACGGCGACACTTTCCGCAGCTTTGTTGGCAGCATGGTGTCTGGTTCCGGCACTGTTGAGCTTGTTTATGATCCAGACGCAACGGGCCAAGCTGGCTTCATCGAAGATGTTGTGACCACTGCAGACCCTGCAGATGCAACGTTCGAGTTGTTTACCACTGGCACGACCACTGGTACCGACTCTGTCAGCTTTGCTGGTGTAATCACCGACATGGAAATCACTTCTACTGTTGGTGAGCTTGTCATTGTTAGCTGCAGCTTCGTCACTAGCGGCACCATTACTTCCAATTTGGAGTAATAGAGGTATAGTTTGAGTGACAGCATGTCGCTTAAATGCCTGCCTCAAATCGCACCGTAGATCTGTTGGTTGGGGCTTTTGACCTCAACCAACGCCGCAAGTTTGAATTAAAGAACGAAGACGGCAAAAAGATCATTGATCTGTACTTTAAGCCGATCACCCGTGCTGATCGCAAGAAAGCGCAGCAGATGGCGGGCACTGATGAAGCATTAGACATCAGCACCAATATGCTGTGTCAGATTGCAGAGCTTGAAGATGGCACAAAAGCATTTGCTGCTGCTGATGCTGTCAAGCTTCAAAGGCAGCTACCTGAATCCGTATTGAACGAAATTGAGCTGTTTTTATTTGGCCTTGGTCAGGATGGTGATATCGAAGACGCAAAAAACGACTAAAGCAGGACAAGTGGACTTATTTTGAGTTCTTCCTGGCCTGCGAATTAGGCATGACGGTTAGCAGACTTCGCACGGAATTAACCGATGCGGAGCTTGCCCATTTTGCTGCATTTTATGAATTGAAAAATGAAGAACAAGAAAAAGCGATGGATCGTGCGAAAGCCCGTCGTCGTTAAGATGTAGGTATCGCTTGCATAAGCCGTGGCAGTATCCAACGTTGAGCTTAGGGTTGACGCAAGAAACGCAGTTCAGTCTTTAAAGAAGACCAATGATGCAACCAAGCAGCTAAATGATACATTAGGCAAAACAAAAGCAAAGGCTGCAACCGCAACAGGCAACATTCAACGCATGGGCGTTGCATTTAGGACAACCCTAGGGCCGATTGTTGCCCTTTATGGAGCAGTCAATTTTTTGAACAGGTCGCTTGATGTTGCTTCACAACGTCAAGTTAATGTTGCAAACTTGACAAATGGCTTGAAAAATCTAGGCCGTACGCAATCAGATCTTGAACGCCTTACAAAAGCTGCTGATGAGTTTGGCCGTGCAACTTTATTTGATCAAGAGGATGCAACACAAGCTTTTGCATTGCTGACATCATTTCGTAGAATTGGCGTTGATAGCTATGAACGTGTTACCAAAGCAGCAGCTGATCTAGCAACAATAACAGGCGGCGATTTAAAAAGTGCACAGTTGCAATTAGCCAAGGCTCTTGAAGACCCAACTAAACAAGTAACTGCACTCGCCCGTGCAGGAACAGTTTTTACTGAACAACAAAAAGAACAGATCAAGACACTGCAAGAATCTGGACGAATTTTAGAAGCGCAAAATATAATTCTTAGTGAGATTGAAACCCAATATGGCGGGGCTGCTGAAGCTGCTGGATCTGCAGGCTTTGCAGGTGCTTTAGATACGCTAGGTGAAGCAACGCGTGATTTTCAAGAGCAGTTAGTCGCTGGTACTGGCACCATCAATTTGGCCGAAACAGCAATTTACAAAGCAGCTGATGCAATCGACGCAGCAACGGAATCAGT